TCTACTGCACCATACACGCAGAAGATGCAAAAAAATTTACAAGATTTTCGCAAAGAAGATTATTTACTTGCAGTAGGAGATCCTGTAATAATAGGTATATCAACTGCAACTGTAGCTAATGTAACAAACGGACAGTTTAATATGTTGAAATGGGACAAACGCGAACATAGATACTATCCATTAGAAGTGGACATGTATCAGAAAGGATAAAATGAGCGTAAAACAAAACATAAAAGTATTTACAGGTAGTGGTACTTTTGACATACAAAAAGAAATGTTAAAAGATTCAAAAGATCTTTTAGACAATGTAGAAGTTACAACTGTTGCACAAGAATGTGTAAAGTTGAAACAAAAAGAAGATGAGATTGCTGCGTTAGAAGAGCAATTAAAATCTAAGAAAGCAGAGGCTGATGATATCAGCTCTCGTGTAATTCCAGAATTACTCGCAGAGCAAGGACTATCAGAAATTAAATTAGCTGATGGATCTAAAGTATCTGTGAAAAAAGAATATAGATGCACTCTTCCAAAAGATGAAGCAAGAAGAGAGCAATGCTATGCATGGCTTCGTGACCAAAATTTAGGAGACATTATTAAAAACAATGTGTTCGTAACTTTTGGAAAGGGAGA